TCCACTAAACCAAGGTTTTTTATAAACTCACTTTTATTAGGGATATCTGCGCCATTTTGGTTTTTTGCCAATCTGCTGTTGGCATTATCTGTAGCCTTGTTTGCTTCATCATGAGCATTTTTAGCTGCCACATTTGCCGTACTTGCAAAATCGTATGCCTCCTTAATTGCCTTTGGCGTCGCAGCTAAGGTTTCACTTGCGCTATTTGTCGCACTACTTAGCTGTACAACCCCCTTCTGAGTCAATGAGGCATCAGAAACACCACTTAATTTGCTTTCAGCGATTTTTCTAATGTCATGAACTGCTTTCGGAGTCGCCGCTTGATCTTCTCTGTCAGAATTTGTCGCGCTATTGAGTTGCGATATGCCCTTCTGCGCCAGTGAAGCATCAGGAATTTCCGTGGTAATTTTCTGTTTTAATGCTAAATCTAATTGTGCTACGAGTTTCTCCAAGTCACCATCATCCATAACGTCTTCACCGGTTTTTTCCGCAATGTATTTCCCAATTACCGCGGCAATAACCGATGATTGTCGCCAAACTTTATTTAATCGTTCACTCCTTGCTATTCCTGATTTAAAACCCTCTTCAATAAAATCTGAACTTTCATATTCTTCTTGTGATAAAGTATTCGCGTTTTCACCAATGGCAAACGCTTTAAAATCATTTTTAGCCACTTCTAACCCTCCACTATATGGTAATTAACCGTTATCCCCATAGGTTTAAGCGAGAGATAACCCTGATGGATGATTTCTTTAGTAATAGTACTGATTGACTTACCTTTGATAGTCACTGTGAATGACATATCTAAGTTATCTTCGAAAGATACAGATAATCCATTATTTGAATGAATAAAACTCAGGATGTTATTAAGCGATTCAGCCGTTCCATCCCAGTTATTTGCGCCTATTTTAGCTTTAATGACAACCCGATAATTATCGTCATCCAGTTTGATATAACTTTTATCACTGTCAAATCTCCCTTTCCATATGCCACTATCAAACCCCAAGTCAGCAATATCAAAGGAGAAGTAATAGGATTCAATTGGGGTTTGGATCATTCGATTTCTTCCTACCCATTCTCCAATAATATCAAGCTGTTTGCCCACTGCTTTATCAAGGTCAAAACTGCTAATCAGTAAATCTGTTGTCAGCGCATTCTGGTTGAAAATATCAGTCACAGCTTCAAGCATCCTGACATATTTTTTACCTTCCATGTGATATGCAGGAATTAACTTTATATATTTATTCATTCGAGCACCGTTATTATTTTAATATTTTCAGGTGAACACGTCGGCGCTTGATTAAATGCTATGTCAATGTTCGCCGTTCCGGTTGTCGATGCTGATTTACCCACTGTCACAGATAATACTTCATATGTCTGTCCACCGTTTTTATTGCATAAGTTTGCCGGTACAAATAAGCGCGTAACATATATTCCATCACCGATATAAAGGGATTTTATATAGTTAGATATTTCATTACGAATATTATTACCAATATCTGATGTGTATCCGATAAAAGGTTTAATGTGTATTTCAACGTAAATTGGCACCAGTGTAGGACGATAGAAGTTAATCGTTTTTTTATTGCCATAGTCATCGGTAATAGTTTCAGCGGTGGTGCCAAATGTCGGTATACCCGGCGTTTTCTTTATCAGAATGGTCCGGGCAATCTCTTTCGAGTCTCCACCATCAATGACAAGTGCAATGCTATGTGCTGGTATGCCATTTTCATCTGTTTCATCCGAGTCGTTGTCATATCCCCGGTAACGTGAAACCCCATGCAGGTTGGCAATTGCCCCCATTAGTCCATCCATAATGGTTCTCGAAGGCAGCGCAACGGAAACCGATTGCCGTATCCGCAGTTCTATATCGGTTTCAATTCCCCGACCAAGTGTAGCCGCAACCGGGTTCGTCACGGTTTGCCAGCCCAATGTTGGCGTAGCAATTTGGTTAACCGTGTGAGGCAATGCGCCAATCGCACCCGATTTTTGACAAATCGCGGTCACAATAGCCTGCCCGTGTGTATCTATAATGACTTCATCCGGTAGTGACCAAGCGTTTCCCGCATCATCTCGGACGGAAGCGTTGCGAATAACTGTGCCCGTTCGACCTGTGACCAAAACATCCACCGTTGAGTTACTGGAGCTTTTTCTGGTGATGCCGTTGATTTTGACATTACGAGAAAGCCCTTCACCCACCGCGGTTGTCGGGCTAAATGAGTTATAGGAAGCAACAGTTGCGTTGTTACAACCGTGAATAACGTATGCTATCAGCGATAAAAAAACCCCGTCTTTACTGTCAGATTCAATGTAAATATCGTCCCCATAAATATCCCTGAATATCGTCTTCCAGCTATTCAAGATGGTTTGATAATCAGGAGCATTGATCCCATTTTTATCAATAGCAGGTAACATTGTGTTGATAATACTTTCATACATCAGCAGTTACTCCTGTCTGGCCATAAATCGTGTCTATCGTGACTGTAATGGTGATTCTTCTTGTTGCAGGGTTTCTTTCACTACGGTAGTGGGCGATGTTCTCTACACCTGGCGTTTGTAGTATTCGCTGTCTAATAACCAAGTCATAAAAACCCGATGTGCCTTTACCCAATACGTTGTCGTAATCGGTTCCCTCTCGGTCATCAAGAAACCATTCTCCACTCCGCAACATCAGGCGAGTTTTCACTGCTTGTGCAACCGCTTCCGGTGAGTTGATAAGAAAACCCGCCTCTCCACGACCAAATACATAGTCGTTGTCAATTTCTCTTCTGTATCTCATTGAGGTTTCCCCGTCTTACCGCCACCTGATTGCACACCACTATGTACATGGTTTTTAAGGCTAATCCCTGCCGCTGTCACATCATTACTCACCGTGACAGGACCTTGCATGGTTGCGGTGCCACCACCAGCGCCCATGCCCTGTGATAAGTTGCCGTTAATGGTGACGTTGCCGTTTAGGATGATGTCAGGTGAAGTGATTTCAGTACTGCCATTGGCTGTAGCGGTAAGCTTCGTCGGTGTGATAACCGTGATGTTATGGCTATTAGGATCGAGTTCGATATACGCCGCACCATCATCACTTCTCAGTTGCGCGGTGTTAGTGCTGATATTAGTTATTTTTTGCTGCTGAGATTGTGGGCCAACAATCGCAAATCCATCGGATAGGTTATGCTGCCTAGGATCTACCGGCTCTTGTACACCGCCAGATTGCCACCAATAATCGATGCAACGATCAGCAAATACGACCAGACATTCATCACCGGCTCTTACCGGGAAGGTTAATGTCACGCCGCCGCCCCTTGGAAATATCACCGGCACATCCACTAACAACGGCAAGGATACCGATTCCAGCTCCCCATCTTTTTTCCTGATTTTCCATCTGATGGCCGGTTGTGCTGTAACAGTTACCGCATCAGCATCAAATGATTGAATAATGCAAGGCAAGGAGACATACAATCCGGCGCTAATGACTTCTTGCATAGCAAAAAAGACCGCTTCGGGTCTATTTAGTCGTTCGTCAGTATTTATCATTCGCCCTCTGCCTTATCCTTATTGTGAGTTGATTGTTTCAGTAAGGTATGATCGCTCTTGGCGATACACATTATTGTCATGTACCACTCTGTTTCGCGGGTGTCGCCGGAATACTCCACATTGAAGACAATGTAATCACCATCAGCGTCCAACATTGCCGGTTGTGTTTTTGCATCCTTGTGATCGCCAGACTGAGCAGCCTGTTTAGTCGCCGGATCAACCGGTTTGATTGAGCGGTTGTCCAGTCTGATTAATGTACCGGGGCGGATATTCGGATTAATTAAGCATGTAACGTTAATACCTGAGCCAATAGTTTGTTCAGGCATACCAATAAGACCTGTTTTTGAAGTAAGGACAATGGCTTCAGTTAAGTATTTATTTTTGGGTACAATATGTAATTGGTTATCTTCATAGCGCCAATTAGCATCACATTGCTTTGCCAGATTAGAAACTTCATTGCGGTGCATGCCAAAAAGCACTTTTCCCCTAGGGGATGCTGATTTATTGAATTCAGGGCGTAGACCTGCTGTAATGCCATATTTGGCAATATCACGCATTAGCAAATGATCTAAATCTGCTTGCGAATATCCTGCTGCAATAGTGGTATTCACGGTCGCGTAATTGTGTACTTCATCCCCATCCGCTGCATGAATCACAACACAAGTATCCGTTGCGTTTTCTCTTTTTACATACGTGTATTGAATTTGGCCTGAGAATATTTGTCCTGAGTTCTCCTTGTAACCCGCCACAAATTTAATCTTTTTAAATTCATTTTTACGTAATTTATTACTAGTTTCGTTATTGAGGTTATATATAGTAAAAATACCGGTAGCAGGATTGGAAGATTCCGTTCTGCTAATATTAAATGTTATTTTCAGGTCTGATAAATTTACTTTTTCGCCATCTTTGTCTACAACGATAAGGTGGCATTCTCTTATCCATTGTTTTGACATAATTCACCTAATTATATAGAAATAGAAAAACCGCAATTAAGCGGCGTATGTAATAAATCATGTGAAACTAAAAATTTCTGGCTTATAAACGATAAAGGGCACTATTACTAATGCCCGTTAATAAGGATTGTCATCACCTCTTTACTGTACTTGACTTCCTACTGCCAAAAATCTTATCTCCCCAAAGAGACATATTATAAAAACTTATGCTACCGCTTTTTTACTACCGCGCAACTTTCCCTGCTGTTCACAACATGCAACCTTGCATTCAAAAGCATCTGGAGCTGCTTTCTTCAAAATATCAACAGCCGCCCCCATTCTTGTAAATACACCTCGTGTATCGAACCTGACTTCTTTCTTGGATACATTCTGCCCTTTCATATGTACCTCTCAGGGAGTCGCTCTAGCGCTCTTTATTAAGGATAATCGTCATATCACACTAACAGTGGCCATCTATTATTTTCATAACAAAATCTTATATCGTCATTGCAAATTTATCAAAGGCTGCCTGTAGCCCATTAACATCTGAAATCATAATATATCCGCATTCATGCATTGTAAAACCAAAGCTCGCATAGTAATCACACAACTCTGAAACAGGTTCCATAATATTAAACACCTTCAGCTTCTACCGCCACACTAAACAAATATGCAGACATCAAGGTAAGGAAAACCATGCGCCCTGTTAAAGGATGATTTTTATCATTTCTAGAAAAACTTTCAATCATGTGAATTCTGAAAATTTTATCATTGACACCATACAAGCAAAGAGCCGCCCCAGAAGGCACTACTTCTATTGCTGTATTCACTAATTTCACACAAAATTCAAACCTATCAGGATCATTTCCATATTCTGTTAAACCAAACTCCCATTCCAATGCACCAAAACCACCAGCGAGAATTTTAAAGTCCTGATCAGTGATAGAACTTACAACTAATGGCAACCCTTTGAGAATCAAGGATTAATTGCAGATTGTTCCTCACTAATTGACCAATCTCTTCCAGAGAAAGCATATCAAGATCCTTTAGATAATAATCTAATAGTTACATACAATGATTATCTATCCTTTCTCAGGAAATTTATACATTATCCCAATGTTCACTTAAAGGTATAGATTCTTTTCCATCAGGTAATAAGAGATAATATTTCTTGTAAGATCTTCCTTATCCACAACATTAATTTTACTGTAACCTTAATAATTACTAGAACCTACAAAACCAATCTCATTTCCTAACAAGTAAAATAATATCGTAAATCACACCTGTTTTATTACCTACAATTCATATCACTCCTGAAATAAAACATTCAAGACATTCAAGA